ATTTCTAGCTTGTGCTACTTTTGCTCCGTCTAAGGTAATAAATACTATATTATAAGCCTTAGCCCATCCACAGAACACACCTAAATGATTAGCATATACATCTGGAGATATAAATCCCCCACTATGAACAGCGATTGCAATTTTACTTTTTATAGACATCTTACAAGTACATCCTTTGCTACTGTTGCTCCAGTATCTCCCGAAGAAGTTTCAAGAGCGAAGAAAGTGTTAAATCTAATGGGTGCAGTTCCAACTGCGATAACACGAGTAATAGTACCAACACCGTTAGCACAATTCAACTCATCACCTACAGCAACAGCACTACCACTAATATCAAGAACTAGAGCATTCTGATGAATACCAAGAACTTGAACCCAGAAGAAACACTTACCGCCAGATATCTCAGCCGCTGCCATATTTATACCAGCCGCTAACATTAGATCTGCAGTTACAGGGTCATTGACGCTCTGAAAAACGTCTCCAGTTCCATCAGCATTAGATACATCATAGCAACTTGCCTCATGCTGTACCATAACTGCTGAGTCCCGGTTCTTAACCCACCTATAGACATTACCATTATCGTCATATCTTAGAATACCGACACCTTCTACATCGGTATCTTTAATATCTGTAAGTAACGTCTCAAACAATACTTTAATAGCCATTTCTAAACATGACCTCCTAATAATTATATTCAGTTATTCACACTGTGAAACACTAAAATACGCTCATCTATTACGAAGCGTACTCCATTCCTCCATGCCTACGCGGTTGATCTGTAATCAAACCTGGAGTCATACAAGCAATATATGCTACTCGTTCTAACTGATTCGGAGTAGTCAACCACTCAGTCATATCAAACCACATACTAGGATGATACGGCATCTCAACATGATTCAAGTTAAGCATAAACAAATGCTTAGTTCCTGACAACTTTGCACTATACGTCATAGTAGCACCATTGAACGTCATAACTTCAAAGTTCAAATCAGCTGCTAATTTACTAAATGCAGATCTTACAATCTGCTGTTTATCAGACGCTTCATCTTGATACGCCTCATAAATGTCCTGATCCATCATAATAAAGTTAGGTGCTTCTTGATTAGCACTAATCTTATTATAGAAATGCCTCATATCAGGAACTAAGTTTAATGAATAAGGAGCATTAGTCGGTCCTGCATTAAAGAGTAAATCTTGTGCAGCTGAACTAGCAGATGCTCCATTCTCCATTGTCCAGTTACGCCACCAAGTATTTGAAAAACGGTCTAACTGACCATTATTCACATCACCAGTAGCACCAGCACCATCATAAGCATCGCTAGCTCTGCCAGCACCTACTGCACTTTCTGCTGTAGCCATAGGACAAATATCGTATAGACCATTTATCTGCTGATCTACCGAAGTAGCATAATACTCACCCCAGCGATGAAGATCTGTTTCCAAATCTTGTACTAGAGCATTTCGAGCTACTTCCAACCTACGACTAACATAATCTTTTATCTTAAGTGGTCCTGAGTTCAAAGCATCGTCAATCATTGTTCTGTTGACATCAACTAAGAAATAACGCCAGAACCATCTTCCCATAGTATCAGTCTGTTGAGTCGACTGAGTAAGAGTCGAACCCTTACCGAATCGCTGAATACTTTTCTCACCATATCCAACAGATCTAGTAATAAAAGTACCAGCCGGCTCAGACTTAAAAGCACCGTGTTCTTTCAAAGCTAAAGTAAATATAGTAGCCTTGAGTACATTATCAATAAGCATCGCACGAATCTCATAGTGAGTATTCATAAAATCATCATCGATAGTCTGACTTAAAGTTGGTAGAAGAGACATATTAGGTTTAATACCTCCTAAGATTTAATATTTTCTTATTCTGTTCTTGTAATTGCTTTATTGACTCCAGCTGCAAGAGCACTTCTAAAAGATGTAATACTTCCATCATTAACAATTTCTTCCCTTTTATTATTAACGATTTCTTTAACAGCTGAAGCACCAGGACGAGTAAGCGGTCTATTCGGCCTCTCAGATTCAATCTTCTTAGCAGGAGCTACATGACCAGCTTTCTCAGTCTTAGCTATCAAATAAGCACGCTCTACTGTAATTCCGGGAATCTGTTGCATTACTGAAGCAATGTCTTCTCGATATTCATCAAAGTCAGTAAACCTTGCTTGAACATCTTTAACACCTTGAACAGCAACCATCTGCATTACTGCCTTCTGCACACCTACTATTTTTTCCTCAAATGGTTTAGTAGCTTCTTGAAGAACAATTTTTAACTGAGAATCTCTAGCATCTTGAGATTTCTCAACTGCGTCAGCTATAACATCTAACAACTGTTTATTAGACAACTCTTCAACATCATCTGATTCTTTAGTAGTATTACCGAGTAGAGTCTTCAAATCAGCTTGCTGCTGTAACTCTTCTACTTTCAACGTCTGTTCTTCTTTTAATCTTACTGATTGCTCTTGCTCTCTCAATTCTTTCTCTTGCAGAGCTGTTGCTGTCAGAAGATCTATCTGAGTCTGAAGAGCTGTTACTTGAGGATTCTCCTGCTTTGTCTTCTGTTCTGCTTCCAATTTGTCTTTCACTTCCTGTGCTTCTTTGGTCAACATCTTTTACCTCACTTAATTTTATCTTTTGATTTCTTCGATATTTCCTTACTTCTTGCCGATAAGCGGCTGGAACGGCCTTCAAGAGTCTTGTTAACTCTCTTTTCGAGATGTGACTTATACCATCTTCAGTCTCACCTGTGAATTCTACATTCACACCGCCTCTATCAGCAACGGTTACAATTACCTGTCTTGGCATTATAGTAAAGCTCCTAACTCTAAGTTATGCTCTTTAGCATATGTTTTCATATCCCTTTCAGAATAAAATGTTTTACCGCCTCTACATACATGATGAAGACGTAATCCAAATCTAGGAAATACGCGTACGTTAGAAGTAGTGAATAATCTTTTCATAATTTCATGACATTGTTTACATATAACTTCTTGTTTTCTATTATTAACAAGAACATTTTCTTTTATCAATTCACAACTAGGACATTTATAATCAAAAGTTGGCATAGTTATTTCCCTGTTCCTGGAATAGTCGGAAGACCTCCACCACCCTGGTCACCCTGACCTTGCTGTCCTCCTCTACCTCCACTACCCATAGTACTTAATAGCTTTTCAAATCCAGGGTCGTGAGACGCATTAGTAGCATATTCCATAGCTTCCTTAAAATCTGCTCCCATACTAGCTAGATTAGTAGCCATCATAAATGCTTCCATTTGTCTCTCATGCCTACCAACTTGTCTCTTAGTCGATAATCCAACGTCTAATAAATATTCTCCTTCTAGTTCTTCTCCAGTAAATCGAACATGACCTTTGCCTAACATGATATATCTAGGAGCTTTCCAGAAAGTAAATCCTATTTTATTTAATTTCTCAATACTTTCCAGATACAAATCAACGACTAGATTTTGTCTCTTACTCTCCCTCTTACCAGAACCTTGATGAACAAAAGTGGCCTCTCTAGCTGTTCTTCTTCCAGATGCAGCAAATTCTCCAGTTTGATTTCTACTAAATCCTATAGCCTCTCTAGCGTTCTTTCTATTATTCTCTTCCATCACAGCAAAGTCCATCATATTACCCGAAGGCACTGGTACTAATAAATCTTTCAACGATTTTGTAGTATCAGCCATTTCTACAGCACCAACATCAGAACTCAGAAGCCTATTCAGAGCACCTATATCCATAAATCCTTTAGCGGCTATGAACCTTAGATTACTTAATCTCCTCGTCTTCTCCGATTGTTTAGCTATATCAAACTGAGTAGCCTGTATTTGTTTAAGATAATAAGCTAATGGAGTTGACCAAAAAGTCCTAGGATGTTCAACAAAAGTCTTGCTAACAAACGGCATACCACAAGCTTGCATTACTAAATCAACTTCATCACGAAGAAACTTATCATAATCAAAACTAATAACTTTTACTTTACCAGTTTCTCTATCATGAATTTCCCACAACTCATTATATATAGCCTTTCTATTCTCTGCTCCAGTAGCAAAACTTTTCTTCGCATATCTTCTAGCCAACTTTTTCTTATTCCCTACAGACATATAACTCATTATATAATCTTCCATAGAGATATTTGGCTGTAAGCGTTTTTTATTCTTATATTTAGGATCTGCTTTTATATGCTCAGTTAACCTAATAATCCTATGAGCTACCCAAGGAGCCTCATCCATATACTTCGTACCCCAAGGCACTACTATATCATGAGGATCTACCGCTTCAATCCAAGGCATACCAGGCGTAGTATTCTTAAACTCAATTCGATTTCCTTTTTTATTAAATTGAGTTAAAGTCATTCCCATTAAATTATTATCAGGACCTATATCATAGAATGGAGACCAACCATATTCACTATCATAACCAAGCTTTAAAACTGCTCTGCCATATAGATAAGCATGAAGAGTAGCAGAATCAACTGCCCGCTTCATTTTTAACTTACTAACAAGCCAATTATCTACAGCTTCTACAGTCGGTGCTCGATCAATACCTAAGGGATGAGTTGCTGCAACTACGATCTCTGGATCTGGCACATTTAATGAACTAATAAGAGTATCACCATGAGAAAAAATAAGATTAGAACCTATAGCGGTATTACCTTTAGGGTCATTTAAATAATCATCTTCTAATCCTACCCATGCAGATTCTTTACCAAATTGAGCTCGAAAGTTCAAACCATTATCTATTTCTATATGCCAATCTTCTACCGACTTATCCGACATGGACATACTCCCTATATTGAGAATCAGCAGTTCTTTCTCCCATTAGTCCCATATCATTAGGATATATTCTTCTATTTATCTCTCTACCTAATAACTCATTTATAATACTCTGTCCTGACATAGGATCTTTTGCAAGATCTTGTTCTTTATTTTCATCAAATTGTTCACATGCTTCAAACCAGAAATCTATGTGCATAGTAAGAGCATCTATAATATCATCATGAGCACCTTTAGGAAATGCTAATAACTCTTTAACCAATTCAGTCATATGGGTTCTTACTGCAATTTTATTAGCAGCAAAATAAGGTTGCAATCCTCGTATTCTATCAACCTTAGAACCTCTTAATCCTTTTATCTCATCTATAGCAAATATCATATTAGTATCTTGCTGTCTCTTTCTCAACCAGTAGTTAAGAGTTCTTTGATATGCTATAGATTCTACTTTAACAGTAACCGGCATATATGTTCTATAATGATCTATAATAGCATTTATTGTAGAACCAGGATTCATTCTCTCTCTAGTATAATGAATCACATAAATTTCTTTAGTCTTAACATCGACACCAGTAGTTAGTATAACTGTATAATCCGGGTCTGAACTTTCTTCATTCTCAGCACAAGCGGGGTCGACAGAAGTACAACAAATTATATTCTTAGGAACGCTATCATAATATCTAACCCAGGCCATTTGAAATACTTGATTGATGCAATCAGTAGGATTATTCATCATCAAGCTAGCGAACATATAAGGACCTAGATCCCTCTCCATCTGTGTTAAAACTTCATCATCAAATCTCTCCCATACTATTAACCCACCATGTTCTTTATCTCTAGCATCTCCATTTTCATTCTCTCTAACGGCTCTAGATATCAATACATATTCTGGACTATTCTCAGTAACCCATCCGATTAAATCCATCTCAGCCCATCTAGTACCAATGATTATAATCTGAGACTTTTTAGGATGTAACTAAAGAGGAGTAGCTAACCTATGCCAGCCGATAGCTTTCTCTATCTCCATCTTAGATGGTTGCTGAGAAATACCAGACATTGAATCTTTTTCTGGAGCGACTGTATCATCTTCTATTATCAAATCATAATGTCGAGAAATTACCGCTGTTCCAGTTCCAGCCGCCTCAAAAGTTCCTTCTGGATGAGCAGCATTTCTCTTAACAGTCAAACACTCCTTTGACCATACACAAGAACTATCAGGAAGGAGTTCTGGAAAAAGAGCTCTAAACAAATCATTGCACTCAAAAATCTTCTTAATAGCATTAAGTTTCTTACACGCATTAGAAAATGAATTTTGAACTATCAGAATCCTAACATTAGGATCATTTATAGCTCTCCAAATTGGATATGCTATAGAACCAATAGTACTCTTAAACCAGTCACGAGGAAGGACTATGAGTGCTCTCGTATTCTTCTCATAATCTTGTAGAGTCTTACATATAGGTCTATGTACATGTTTAGTAAAGTCACTAAACTGCAACACAGCCCTAGCTAAAAAGAATAAAGAATCTTTACACTTCTGCCTCAACTCGTTAATAGTTTTTTGATCTAACTGTTCCATAATAAATTAAGCTACTAAATTCCAATTTCTAAAAAACATAATACTTCCCATTCCAGTTAAACGAGAAATAAGTTGAAGTACATCAGGTCCTTGTCTAACTGACAAACTTTTATTACTACCACAACTCTTACATTTAATCTTATGAATCGGCACATTATACTCATATACAAATCCACACATATTACATTTAGCGATACTTTTCATAATAAATTCCCTATATAACTAATAATTCAACTAAATCGCCGGTCCTTCGGACAAGCGGCGTGGCGGCTTTTGTTCCTTCGACGGGTGGAAGTTTTTGAGATATTTTATAGTAATTATAATCATAATAAATTGTAGGCGGGCCGAATGTCGAAGTCATAAGATAACAGCCGCCAAGCGTTAGAGCTCATAGTGTCAAAAATCCAGCCCGCACTTTATAAATTGGAAAATTTGTGAGTAATCATTTTGTTTAGTATTTCATAGTGTGAATGACTAAATTTTTGTTATTATGGTTTCTTAAATCCTATATTCTTTTCACAAGTATCATTCAATAGTTCTAACTCATAAACATATATTATGGTGTATTGGTCATTTACAATTCCGGCTACTTGGTATAATAGAGAATTATCAGGACAAATTTGAATTCCAAGAACTTTCATAGGAACGATTTCGTGTAGTACTACTCTTTGGCCGATTGAGAATTTATGTTCTATAGTTGTTGTGTTTTCTTTCATAAAAACTTTTCTTTCATAAAAACTTTTCTTTCATAAAAACTTTTCTTTCATAAAAACTTTTCTTTCATAAAAACTAATCCTTATCCATCTTTAAACTTTCTCTAATCAACTTCGCCGCCTTCTTATCTATCCCTATTGTTCCAGTAACAGAACCAATGGTTTTTGTCACAGCCGGATAGCCGCCTCGATCTAAGACAGTAGATGCAGCTCTAAGAGCTATTCCTTCTTCACCGGAATCCATCAGGCCGATTAACTTTTTCGCTGCACTTAACACTGCTTGATTCAAATTTTCTTGAACTGCATCTATATCAGAAAGAATCTTATCATCAATTTTTTCATTTAAAACTTCTCTCCTCAGTGCTAATTCATGCTGAAAAGAAGAACTATTAACCACCAGACCTACAGATCTTGCCGTCATCTGCAAAATCCCCGCTATTTCTACATGAGTCTTCCCTGCTAAACAATAGTCGATAATCTTAAAGTGCCTAGCATTAAGCCTCTGAATATTCCCGTGCCCTTGTCCACACTTGCCAAAATTCAGAAGACCCTTTGGTTTTTCATTACTCATAATAGAAACACAACAACTAAAAGAAACAAACATTCGCCTTTCACCATTAATAGACAATTAGACTAGAAAGTATTGCGAGAATTTTTTAAAAAATTTAAAAATAAAAATGGGTAAACAATGTCGTAATTTTAGGAAAAAATTTTGAAAATCTGGGTGATAGTCTTATGGTGGTGGTGAAGGGGCTATGGGGGGTTTTAGTTGTATTTTTTCTCTAGAATACATATAGGGGACACTTTGTTTAATGGTTATATTATACACACTGATAGTTTTATATATTACTATATTGTTATCACAGGAACGTCGACGTTTGCGTAGGACAGCTTTTATTGTTGTTGATATGATTATGTCAATGGATAATGATAATCGATTGTGGCTAGCGTGTTGCTATCGTGTGAACGAGTTGGATTATGGTATCGCCGCGAATCGGTGAAACATTGTGGTATTTGTTTATCGTATTTATAATCATATAATTATTTTGACGTTTTTTCGTGCTGTAAGTCCTTATGGTACAATGGGTTATGATTATTTTCATGTCACGATGTATTTTATCCTTGCATTTTTATCGCGATTTGGTATAATCGGTTTTAACGCTGGACGGTATGTTATACCAGCTGGCAATAATAACAACACATTTTTGGAGTTATGAACATGGACATACTAATTGCATTGTTAACCACTCGTAAAATTGCCAACGATCTGAGCAAAATTGACGACCCGAAACATCATACAGCGTATCAAGCACTATTATTTATTGACGAGATGATAGCCGGTGCTATTGATAATGAAACAGACGGACAACTAACAATTATGGAGTGCTATTGATAACTAATAACACGAGCGAGCGGGTAATTGCGGTTATCCGCTTGCTTATGTTATATTTAGTGTTTCACAGTGTGAAATACTAAATCGTTCATTGATAAGTTCATAAAACACCTACAGAAACGGAGCATATTATGCCTAAAGAGATAAAGATTGTAAAGAGTACAAACAATATCGAGTATCAACTCCATGCTGTTTCAATCGGTCGAGGTGACAAACGAGTAAAACTCGGCTTTGTCCCTGTACGACACGATTTGATTAGTGTTCTGAACATCCCAGAACCGACGAATTGTACCGAGTTTGCTTCTGCTAAAAGAATCGAAGCAGCTCTGCAAGCACAACTCGCGATTGAAGCACAAGCAATGGTTAGGAATCAATGCTAGGAGTACAAATACATATAAAGATAGGAATGCTTTAGCTTATCTCGTCAATAGATACCCCCAACCCTGTTTAGATAGATT